CCATGACAATTCACAAGTTACCTACTCATTATACCGCCCCCCTTTAGATATTGCAACCAACCTATACACATCCCGGCCAATATCCGTCGTTACCTGCGCCCGTACCTGAGCCATAATCATCTCCAAATGGTCAAGCGGGTCAGCGTGACGAAAACTGATATTGTTCGTCAGCTGTACAAGGTCATTTTCCCGGTATATCTGCTGCCGGTAAAAATACTCATACAGCAAATGCGCCAAATACTCATACTGTGTCTTCATCCTTCGAAACCTCTATCAAATTGCCATCCTTCCAACGGCCTTGATAATACCCGACCACTTGGGTATGTCCTACACCATCAGGCCCCCGATAATCGTGCCGGATGGAAGAATTATAAGTGACGTTAAGAGCATCTATAACATCTTTAGGATGCAACCCGTTATAGGTACTATCGGAACACCCTTCCAAATAAAAATTCTCCGTCTGCGGCCGATGCAACCCCTTAGAGCAAGAAAAAGAGTGGCTTCCAAGCTCGGCCGCCGTATCCTTGGTGATGTACTTAGAAATATAGGCCCCCATGTTTTTAATATCACGGACAGCATGAATATCTACAAAACCATGAGGCCAACAGGCATTAAGGGTTTCAAAGGGAATCTTATCAGATATAAAAAGAACCATATGCACATGCCAGCACCCCTCATTTCCTTCCTTTTCGCCACGCTCTTTCTGCCTTTCTAAAACATACAAATATTCCATGTCATACCCCTTGCGCGTCATCCGCTGAACAAAAGTCGTAATATCCCGCCGAACTTTTTTAACATCGAGAACCGTGTCCCTATAAGTCAGAGTTAAAAACTTCGTGTGCGGAACCCAATTAGACCATATAAGACGGCGTACCGTCTGCCTTGCCCTATACAAGTTATCTTCTCGCTTTCCTGCCGGACGGTCAAGCTCCGTGCCATCCCGCCGAACAATATCATACGGCCTCTCCTGACCGACCTTAATAGCACTACTATAGGTGTATACCTCCACGTATTCGCCGGAGATAACCACCTTTGAAAACAAGTGGGCCTCTGGCATATTAACACCTCTGTGTGACATTACCGTACTATCCTCTGTGTGACTTATGAGGAATAGTCAAGATTAAGAGAGAGCGGCGGCCCCGGCGGGCGGGGCCCATGCCGCACTCTCTCAACTCGCGCGCTACGCGCGCATCGCAAGCCCGTAAATGCCCCAAATTCGCGTTCTATCCATTAGCCTAAGTTTCTATCCAAACAGCATCAAAACGCGAATTTCGCAGTCCTAGACCCTCTAGCGTGGAAAACTCTGCGAGTTTCCCACCCTCCGCACTTGCGGAAAAGAAGGATTGAACATAAACGTCTACGACATCCCCAAGAACGGCAACTTCCGGATTATCCACATGATGACGTAATACGCCTTTTCGGCCACCAAAATCGCCAACAAAATCGGCAGTAAAACCTTAACCACCTGCCAGTGTACAATAAACCCCAGAAACTGCACACCACCAAAAAGCAAGTCAAAAAAATAGTCAATACTGTTCTGTATCCCCTCCGGGAGGCCAGGAATATTGATAACCCCAAAAAGCGTAGTAATCAAAAATTTAACGACCGTCAAAAGCCCTTCTAGTATCATTTTGTCAAAATCCTTTCTAGTTTCTTTTCACAGAAAAGGATAAAACCCACTATAACTATCACGTCAGCAATATACAAATATGTTGTATACAAATCGCCAAAAAGGCCGGTCACCTCAGAAAAATGAAATTCTACCGGGTCACTTAATTTAACATCACCGAATTCTATAGCCGGAAATGTAATAGCTATATCTTCACTTCCATCGATGGAAAAAAATCCATTTATAAACCGGGTAACTATGTCTATAGGCGCATACAAGGCCCCAAAATGGTCCTTAAGAAACTGTTGCATATCCTGTGCCCACTGAACAAGATATTCCTGGTCAGGAATAAACAGCTTTTTAAGACCATCCATGATATTGTTAAACAGGTCAGTAAAAAAGCCGCCTATCCGGTCACCAAGCTTCTCAAAAAAACCCTTCTGCTGGTTCGTCTGGTCTTCGATTTTATCACCTACACCATCTACAAAACGGTCTGTAACAGATTGTTCCGTGATAGTAAAAGCAGATAATCCCACATTCGTATAGGTAAAAGTTTTATCAAATTCAAGGCCAACCCCCAAAACCCTACAATCAGTAAAGCCAGGAAAACGCGAAGAATCAAAGCTAAAACTATAAGAAAATTCCCTATCATTTGCCGGACGAACGTCAACATAAGCAGTCGACACAAAAGGAGAAGATATATTTTCGTCCGTAGTGCTACCAGCAACCATAAGCAACAACCTAGTAGCATGGAAGCATGTATCATCATTTACAACTAAAACCTTACCCGATATTGTATATATAGTATCAGGTTTGAAGCTAAACAAAGGCGTTGCACCTAAAGGGAGGTCAAAACCATAAGTAACACGATTGCAAGCAGATGGGCAACTAGTCGGAAAAGTCGTATAACTAGTACCATTGTAAGCATAAGAGCCTTTAGCCCCAACAACAGCATTAAAAGCGCTGCCGCCGTTATAACATCTAAAAGTCTGATTAAACCTAGTCAAAGGAAATGAAACAGTAGTCCCCGAACCCGCACCAGAATCAGCCAGCGCGGAATAACTTAATGGCAACAACAACAAGCAAAAACAAAGCAAGCAGATAAAACCCCGCTTGATTACTCTCACTCTGTACCCCTCCTAACTCACGCAAATCCGGTTGTATCGTACCGCCTTGAAAAACAGCGTTGCTATACACAAACTCACGTTGCGGCACATTATAAGACCCAAAAAAATCAGAAACCTGAACCTTAGCATCTGAATAATTTACGGACGCAGAAGAATCCACACGATAAATAACCCCAGAACAACCAGAATAGCTATACAGCCCATTCGCAGTAATCTCTTTATCAGAGAAAACAACCTCGAAATCATACGAATTATTGCTCTCGTTAACCGTCCGAGCAACGTAATAATCATAGCCTCTCCCCCTCATCGTCTCCACCAACGCCTTCAAATACTCCAATTCCTGTGCCGTAAACATCAGAAAAAGTCCTCCTTCCCGCTGAAGGCCCGGACTATCATCCGACCGATACGGGTACAAATACCAATAAAAGCCGCAATAGGTATCATGTAAACAAATGCACTGGCAATAGCCGAAACAATAGCGTTATCCATCATAAATCACCTCCGGAAAAATCGGTCTCCCCTGCCATTCTTGCTTATAGCGGCCCATCTTTGCATAGGTGTCATAGGCACCATACAAATCCGCCGTATGTATCCACAACGACCGCCGCTTTACCCACGCATGCAGCTTACCGTTTACCTCCTGCGACCGAAACGCATCAATAAACCGATTGAACTGCAAAACACCAAAAAAACAACGGCATTCCACTACGTCCCGAACCTGTTCTCGAAGCGGCTTGGCCATCCGGCCATATATCTGGGACGTACCGACAATGTGCTTTCTCTGCTTCCTCTGCTGGGAAATTTCCGTCATAATATCTATCGATATATTCTTACTTTCAAGACTGTTCATCTCCAGGTGGATTTCATCGATTAAATAAATCACGCCAGCATAACCGTTTTCGATGTTCTTCAAGTCGTCCAGACCATGGTATTGAATAACCTCATACCCTTCCGGCAAAAAACTAGGGTCTATAGCCACATTGGTAACCAACTTACTATGTGGGTAGGCCGCGGCCAGATGCCCCACATAATTGACCGCGGATATAGTCTTTCCATCTCCCTGACATCCGGTAAATATTAAAGTGCCGGACGGGTCAAAATACTCCGGATGCTCCTTACGAAAATCAATCTTATACTTGATAGCCTTAAACAGGTCTATAAGGCTATGCGACCCGCTGAACAAACTACGCCTCATACAATAAACCGTCCTTTCTAAAAAAAATTGGGGGGCCACCCCATAAGGTGACCCCCCAAGGCGGCGGGAAATCAAATCTTGAGTTGTCCCTTCTTGAAAGCGGCCATAATCATACGGACAACCTTGCGACCGCCCCACCAGAACAGCATCAGACCGATACAACTTGCAACGCAAATCCCGAGGATAGCGGCAATATTAGTAATGGTCAGCTGTCCAAAGACGGAACTAGTTACGGTATTGATACCAGCAACAATATCCGTCTGTGCAGGTGCAGAAGGGTTAGTAGTCTCAGCACTCGCGCCAATGGCACCCATAGCCGCAACAACGACAGCGGAAGCCATCAGTGCAAAACGCTTAAAGACCTTACTCTGCTTAATCCTGGCAAACAGTTTCATGTAATAACCTCCTTCCCCACTTATTCCAAAGCCATAAGGCTATTTGGTCTTAGTTATAGGTTCATCGAAAATTTCAGAGGGAGCAGCATCTTCCGAAAGGGAAAGGAAGTCAAGCTGTTTCTTATTGTTGAAGTACGCCTTGTAAAGCTTGTTAAGCTGAATAGGCATACTGGAAAGCGGATGACCATCAGGAACCTTGAAATCCAGAACCATTTTCCCCTGCAGGTCCTGACTTTGTGTCCCTTCATCAACGCAATGGAACTTATAGCCATGGAATTCAAAGCCATCGTCCATCTTCCAATCTTGCCGCTGAAGTCCTACAATGCGTACCAACATGTTCTATCTTCCTTTCTGCGTTTTACCCCGCCGGGTTATTTACTTGATTACATTTTATCATACTAGACTACATTTTGCAATTGTCAAATATTACATTTTGCAATTAGACTAATTATGTAATATGATATAATGCAATCAAAGGAGGTATGTAAGAAAAATGTATGCAGAAATGTTCCCACAAAAATTAAAAAAAGCAAGAGAAAACACAGGATTTACACAACGAGAAGTATGCGAAGAACTAAAAATGAAACAAAGCACCCTAGCAAGCTACGAAATAGGAAGAACACAACCAGACTACGAAACACTAGGAATTCTAGCAGATTTCTATGGTGTATCCGTCGATTGGCTACTTGGAACAAATGGGTGGAGAGAAAAAGACCCTCCCCCATATGAACCAATCGCCAACCAATCCAAAAGAACCGCAACAGTAGAAGAAATAACAAGAATCCAATGCGGTAAAAAAAAGCCCCTACCGAACAGGTAAGGGGCTTTCCCATAGGCTAGTATTCATTTTGTATAGTTG